CTGGCCCCTTTAAGGGTGGCAACGCCGACACGGTGACAGTCGAGGTGGCGTGTTTCACCAAAGACTATGAGAGCGGCATTGAGTTGGCCGAGATAGTGCGCGAGGTGCTGGATTGTCAAGAGAAAGAGATTGACGGTTTGAAAATGCGCAGTTGCACATTGTCTGGCGGCGATGAGAGATACCAAGATGATGCCTATGTTCAATATTTAATATTCACAATTAAAGCATAAGAATTATGAGTTACGTTAATGGTAGTGATTTGTTGCTGAATGTAGGTGGCAAGGCTATCGGCCATTGCACCACCCACACCACAACTTACAACAGCGAGACGAAAGACCGCGCCGTTAAGCCCGTTGCAACCGCCAAGAAGTCCGCAGGACTGTGGAAAGGCAAGGGCGTTACGGGCCTCAGTATTTCCATCAGTGCAGAGGGTTTGCGCTATTATGGCGAGACCGAAAACGGGTTTGAGCAGGTGGCCCCGATGTGGGGCAAGGGCCAGAGCGTTCAGGTGCAGGCATTTGAGCGTGAGGGCGACACAACACCCTATCTGCAAGGTAAGTTTGTCATTGCCTCCATCGAGGAAACCAGCCCGGCACAAGACGATGCCACGTACACCGTCAATCTGGAGAATGACGGTGAGCCTGACATCTACCCCGGCAGTGAAGATGGAGAGGGTGGTGGCGACGACGATGGCGATGGTGGCTAACAACCTAATCTGACACAACATGAATAAGGTTGAAATCACGATCAACGGCAAGCATTACCCCTGTCGGCCAACGATGGGGGCAATGCTCCGTTTCAAGAAAGAGACGGGCCGCGAAATTACCCAAATCGAATCTGGCAGTTTTTCCGATATATGCACATATCTTTGGTGTTGTTTGGTATCGGCCTGCAAACATGATGGTATTGAGTTCAATTTGTCATTGATGGATTTTGCTGACAGCATCAGTGCAGATGATATGACTGATTGGAGCAATGCCGTGATGGGCGATGCCGAGGGCCAGGCCCCAGAGGATGGCGCAGATGCCGAAAAAAAAAGTCAGTAGGCATTTATGAGTTGTTAGGCATTGCGGTTGGCTGCATCGGTTTGTCATACGACGATTTTTGCAGATTGACCCGTGAAGAGTTCCAACACATTTATGATGCCTATCAAGACAAATTGGAAACTGAGTACCGTTGTGAATGGGAGCGTATGCGAATGTTGGCCGCGATAACCATACAGCCGCACACCAAGAAAAAAGTAACACCCGAAAAGTTATTGCCATTCCCATGGGAAAAGAAGAGTAAGGCCGACCGTAAATTGCCGACCGCCGATGAGGACAAGGCAAGGTTGGAAAGCCTATTGAAACGAATTAAGAAGTAACAGCAGATATGGCAAAAGACGTAAAATTTAATATAAAGCTGCAAGTTGACGGCAAAGATGTGGTTGTGCAAGCCTCAACCAACGTCAAGCAGTTGGCCAACGATTTAGGGTTGGTGCATGACCGCGTGACAGCCGCCGACAAAGCGTTTATGAAATGGACGCAGAGCGTTGTTGCCATCGGTGCTGTTACTAACTCCATCCAACAAATATCTGGCGTACTCAACACCCTCACTGAGGACAGCCGTACATTTGGCGCAGCCATGAAAGCCGCTAACACTATGGCTGGCAAGGATGCCGAGGGATTTGCGCAACTGAAAGACCAGGTTGCCGAACTGAGTAAGTCAATACCAATGGCCCGTGATGAGTTGGCCAATGGTTTGTATCAAGTCATTTCAAATGGCGTTCCCGAAGATAATTGGATTGATTACCTAAGAGCATCGAGCCGTGCCGCCGTCGGTGGCATTGCCGATGTTGGCGAGGTGGTCAAAGTCACTTCGACTGTCATTAAAAACTATGGTTTGGAATGGTCAGCCGCCCAAGATATTCAGGACAAGATACAGTTGACCGCCAAGAACGGTGTGACATCGTTTGAGCAGTTAGCCGCCGCCCTGCCATCCGTCACGGGCCAGGCAGCGCAATTGGGCGTGTCATTCACGGAAATGCTGGCCGTGATGAGTACGTTGACGGGCGTAACGGGTAACACGTCAGAGGTGGCCACGCAGCTTGCAAGTGTGCTGACCGCATTAACAAAGGAGAGCAGCAAGAGCCAGAAGATGGCCGAGGAAATGGGCATATCGTTCAATGCTGCATCCATCCAAGCCGCAGGTGGTTTGCGTAACTATCTGCAAGAGTTAGACCGTACCGTTACGGCATACGCCCAGAAGTCCGGCCAACTCAAAGAATCCATTTACAGCAAACTTTTCGGACGTGCCGAGGCATTGCGTTTGGTCAATGGCCTAACGGGAGAAATGGCCGCTAAGTTTGACGAAAACATTGCCGCGCTGGATAACAGTGCAGGAACGATTGACAAGGCATTTGAGACGATGAGCAGCACGGGAGCGGCCACAACTCAGATGCTAAAGAATCAGTTTGCCGCCGTTACCGACCTCATTGCAGGGATCGTGGGAGGCATACAGCCATATTTGAATTTTACCGCCCAATTGGGCATGACCATATTAAGCGTTACCAGCCTCACAAAAGCCATCAAGGGCCTCAACATTGCACACGCATTGATGATTGCCCGTACCAAGGCCGGAGGTGTGGCGATGCTGGCATTTGGTTTGAGGGCAAGCCGTGCCGCCGCTTTTTCCCGTGTGTTTAGTGCTGCATTGAAAGGTGTGGCGTTTCAGGCCACAGCCACTAAGATTGCAATACGTGGTTTGATGATGGCAACGGGCGTTGGTGCGCTCATTGCAGGTGTCACGTTTGCCGTTGAAAAACTAACGGGAGCATTTGAAGATGCCAGTGATGCCGCCGAAGATACGACAGAGAAGATTGACCGTGTGGCCGATACCGCCCAGCAGGCGCAGGATGCTTTTGCCAATAAGCAGTCAGAGGTGTACAGCGGTCTAATGACAAAGTACACCCAATTGCAGACGGCATGGAAAGCACTGTCAACGGCTCATGCCAAAGCCCAATGGATTAAGGACAACAAAAAGGCATTTGAGGAATTGGGGTTGAAGATACACAGTGCAAAGGATGCCGAAGATACGTTTGTCGGCAATACCGATGCCGTTGTGGAATCGTTCAAGGCCAGAGCCAAAGCCGCCGCCCGTCTGGCACAACTCACAGAAGAGTACCGAATCCAAATGGATTTGGCCGATGAGATTGCCCGTGGTGATGAGCAATACCGCCAAGAGAACACCGTGCAAGCAGGCGAGGAAGTCAGACGTGAGGGTGAATTTTACCCGGCTGGCCATTCAGCCGAGAAAGGCATGGAGTACGTCAATAGCGGTGGCCATTGGGTTTATACTGATAAGGGCGCAGCACAGCACAACGCCAATATCGGCAAAAATCCCAATCTGCAAAGCAGCCGCGACGCATTGGCAGCATCCCAAGAGCGCAGTAAGAAAATCGAGGGTGGCATTGCCGCCGATGCCAAAGCCGCCACGACTAAGGTTAAACCCACGCCCACCAATACAACCAACACAAAGGGCGACCCCAATAAGGACAAAATCATTGAGGGTGCAAAGAGTTATGCCGACCTCACACACAACATCGGTGTGTATAAGAAGCAGTTGGAGGCAGCAGACCCAGCCAACAAGCAGCTTATTACATCTTTGCGTCAGCAGATTGCCGAGGCCGAGGAAGCAGCACAGGCCGCAAAGGATTTGGCCAGCGGATGGGATTTGCAGAACCCCGACACGCTGGAAGAGATAGACGAGGCCATCAGCCGCCAGCAGGCGTTGAGAAAAAAGGCCAATGCCGAGAATCTGCAAGGCATTGATGCCGAGATTAAGCGTTTGCAGGGATTGAAAGCCCAGATGGAGCGCAATGCCAAAGTACCGACACCCATTGAGCAAATCCACACGTATGAGCAATTGGATGAGGCATTGGCCATCTATAATGACCGCCTAAAGGTGGCCACGGAAGAGGAACGCGCCCAAATCCAAACTCAGATTATTGAGTTGGAGAAATTGCGTAAGAAATGGGATGCCACATTGGAGGCCATGAAAAAGCCAGGCCCCATTGGTACGCTAAAGACCATCGAGGATTTAGACAATGCCATTTCCTATTACGGTCAACTCCAAAAACACCAGAGTGCCGATGAGATTGCCGCCACCCAGCAAGTCATACAGGCATTGGAAGCCAAGAAAAAGGCTATGCAGAGGCCGATTGAGTTGGCAGGGATGCAAAAGGAAATTGACGAAATCAACGCCCTAAGTGGCCGTGAGTTCAAGGTGAAGATTAAGGGCATGGGATTTGATGCCCTCACTGACAAAATCCGCGAACTGAAAAAGGCCCTCAACGATATTGACAACCCACCGACCGAGAATCAGCGAAAGCAGATTGAGGGCATGATTGCCACATACGAGGAATGGCGCAGAAAGTCAATAAGTGCATTTGACACAGCCCGTAACGGATGGGATGGGATCAAGG